CATTATATCCAACCCTGATGACGCACTTCGTGTGTTTTCTAGGTTGTTTGGAGACCCTCTTTCTACTTATTTGAAGGAGAGCGATGTATTGCGTAACCACTATGCTTTTGTAGAGCCCACGAGATTTGTTGGGCTTTTTGAAGACACAGTGTCTCGCGGATTCTTAGGACCTGATGAACAACATTTGGTCGCTGGTATGTCTGAAACCGACTTCTCAAAGATGGATGCCACTGTAAATTCGTGGATGCGTCGCTTTGAGTTGGAGCTCGGACTGGAATTTTTCGGTAAGCCGTTTCACGCCTTGTGGAAGGCCTGGCATGCTCGATTGTATAAAAATCCCACATCTAAGAAGTTGTATGGCATAAAGGTGAATCTCGGTCAGAGTAGACGGTCGGGAGAGTATTTCACCTCAGTGTTTAATACTGTGTTAAATTTCTTCTTTTCTTTGTGTGTTTATGTCAAACAAGGTTATCTGTTTGACGATGCAATTAAGATGGTAGGTCTGGTTGGTGGTGATGATGGTTTACATCCCCGTATGGACTCGGCAACGGCTACTGAGGTAGCCAACCTTTTAGGTTTTCAGGTTAAAGTAAAATCAGTTGCTAACGGACAACCCGTGTCTATGCTGGGTATTGTCCGTTTCTCTCATGGTGTTTATACCCATGATCCTGTCCGTTTCGTGTCTAAGTGCAGCTCCATTGCCACAGGCAGTACTGTTCCTGCCGCCGAGGCCGCTTATCGTAAGTTCGATATGTATGCGCGTATGTATCCACGTGTTCCTATTGTTGGGACACTGTCGCGTGCTGTCATTCGGATTTTAAAAGCTGGCGGTTTTAAAGGACCAAACAGTCGATATGACCTAGCTACCCGTGGTGTGGCTGGATATTTCACCAAAGTATTATTTGACCTTGGCAAGGGGCAACAGTTCCCTTGTGATGCCAGTGAGGGTGAGCTCATTGGTATGGTCGCTAAGTACTTAGGTGTTGAGCCGATACTTATTGAAAAATTAGAAAAAGCTCTTAACGCCGCTACTCAGTTTAGTGATTTCCCAGCGCATGTGCTGGAGGCTGAAACTAAGGCGTTTAAATTTCCTACCATGCTTAACGGTAATATCTATGCTGGTGATCGCCAACCTTCTGGAGGGAAAGTAAGATCGAAAATACAACATGAC